TAATTGTACTTATTGCTGGCCATTTTCGATCATTTTTGGTTGCACATTTGACGAGGTATGCCGCGCCCCCAAAACCGTAGGGAGGCTTTCTACTGCTCCCTACACTGGCGTTTGGCCCGTGTCTGTTCACGGTAAACAGTTGTAACGTATTGAAATAATCCCGACCTGGCAGGTCGGTGTTTCTCTGATGTGGCGATGCTCCCCATTTTCAGCCTCCCATTGCACCGCAGCTCGAAATGGCCCCCTAGAAGCCCCGCCACCCTATCCTATGGGCAGGCTATGGGGGAAGATAGCCAGACAGAAAGAAGGGGCCCTATAGGGGCCCCTAGGCTAGTCTGCTGTTTCTTTATAGTTTCTGAGCTGATCTTCTAGGTCTAGTATAGTTTGGCGGATGGAATGGGCTTGGCTGATTGTTGCATCTTCTAGGCTATCTTCTAGCGTTGTGATGAAACTTTCCGCATCTTCTACAGTGTAGAAAGTCTCGGGAGAATAGCCCACGCCATACTCGTCTATGGCGAAAGTTTCAAACTTTATCATCACTGAGCCTCCGAAAGTTGCGCTTCAGCTTTACGCTTACCAACGCCGTGGGCTAAGAAAGCAATGGCTACTTTCTTCCCCCGTCTGTGACATAGCATGCAATCGTTGCAGGTTACAGTGTCACTACGTTGTGCGGGACAAACTAGAACAATGTTCCCATCGTTTGTTCTCCATTGTGTGCGTTGTTCGTCAGACTTTGCCACTACAACAGCGGGAAGATCTGCCGCAATGGCTGCATCAACTTGTACTTCACTTTCGCAGCTCACGTTGATAGTGAAGCCCGCACGGTTAGCCTTTCTAATTAAGGAAAGATTCTCACCTAGTGTGATGTTGTGGTGAGAATAGGTGTAGGCTTTAAGATGCGAGACTGCCTTTATCATCTTCCGGATGAAAGTTTCTGAAATCTTGCCATTATTATGCGGAAGATCCCCCGCCTGATTGTGACGAAAGGCTGAACCTGCGGGAAGTTCTTCTAACTTTGAGAGGAAAGTTTGAAAGTTTGTGCCACGTTCGCCGCTTGTAACTTTCAGCCAGTGTAGATTAAGCGGCCCGGACTGAGCGTAGCATCCCCCGCCATTCTCGGGCAGAAAAGGACACGATGGAGCGCAAGTGGACTTTGAAGATGTAGAGACTGCCATTGGGCCAGTCTTAGCATTGTTGCTTTTTACGGAAAGATGAAAGGAAAGGGCAGAAAGTTGCATGGTTGAAAGGAAAGAAAGGAAAGGAAAGGAAAGAAAGACTAAGAAAGAATCAACGTTCGCCGGGAAGTTTGGCGGACGTTACAACAACTGCAGAAAGTTTGCGGCCCCATTGTTTCGCCATGGCGAAAGTTTCGGCGTCTGAACTTTCTTCTATGAACTGCCGATACGTTGCATCGGGCATCGTTTCTGCGTCCACCAGATAGCATGTAGCAGCATCTAGGACAGTGCCGGTAGAGTCAACAATCAAGCAGCCATCTAGCGGGCTGCGGGTGAAAGAATAGGCCATGGGTGAAAGTTGCGGAGGGTGGCGGCTGGCGAGTCGCCTCGCTTGCCGTTGGTAGAAGTATGGGCCCAAACTGGCCCACAATCCAGGAAGTTAGGACACTCCCATAGGTGGCACAATCTCCGGGAGGCTATGGCGGTTTGTGTGGTTGGTGCGTTGTCCGGGAACCTACAGGATCGGCACCATAGAAGAAAGAAAGAACGCGCGCGTGCGCGGATACCATGGCACCCCCCGAACGGTCAACCACTAGCGCAACATTTGGCAACATTTGGCGCCCATACCACGAGACCGGCGAGACTACGGCGTCGCGTTACATTCTGAAATATTTATATTTAGCGCGAAACAGTAGGCTACATCCTGCCGAGTGGCAGTTAGCTACATTTAGTGGCGCAAGATGCAACGATGAGAATATTTTATCGCGTGCAATTCTTTACATCAACTGCGCTTATCAGATAAGCGGAGCTGATGGGAGGGCCGGGGAATGATCAGGATGCCTGATATGATAAGGGATGCTGATGGATCGGCCCGGAATGATCAGCTCAGCTTATCAATGGCCAAAAGTAGTACAAATGTACTACCCGGTGAAAATGAGAATCATTATCAACAAGGCGGCGGGAAAATCGGGCAGGGAGCCTGATACGCAGCCAGCCGGACCCTAGATACGAACCTAGCCGGGTCTTATACGATGCCAGCCGGGTCTTATACATTTTCAGCCGGGTCTCACCAACCATGGCCATCAAAGGCCGCCTGAATGGCGGCCTCTTCACTTTCAAACGGTCCCCCAATGATGGAATCATCGCTATCGGAATAGAAATACCACCCTTCGATTAATTCAGTGCCTTTGCAGCAATCTTCGCTAAAGAAATCAATGAGAATCATGATTAACGTTTCTTGAATTTAGAAAGATGAAGGTTCCACATGCCTGCACTCATGCTGCCAGGCCGATATAGCACATAGCAAGGCTTTTGCAGAACCATTCCACCTTCGCCATCGGGCTCTGGTTCGGCTTCATCTAACCACATGCCCTTACATTCATTGTTTTCATCAAAGATGCCTATTTGATAGTCCCCATCTTCCATACACACGCGAACGTGCATAATTAGTTCTTTGAGGCGGGCCGCTTGGTAGCGGCCCTGTGTGGCGGGCCAATACGGGCCGTTTTCGCTGTAGTTGCAAACATAATGCATAATCAATCCTCAGAAACAATGCGAAAATCAGGGTCGTTGTCTTTCTTTATCCATCGACATTGATTCATGCCAGGAATGACAATGAAAAGCTTGTCGTGATGGTTTTGCTCAACAATGGCAGTGGTGAGGGCCTTGCCGATACGGCTGCGGCCCTTGCTGCTGATTGCGAGGATGTTAACGGTTTCCATTGGCCTCCTCCTGTGCTTTCCATTGCTTTTCCATCCAACGCTGGCGATCATCGGGGCTTTCAAAGAGAGCCACGGGCTCTTCGCTGCTGGTCTTGGTGCAGAAGAAGCGCTGCGTGATGATGCGGCCAGAGTGGGCATCACGGAAGTCTGCAGTCCAGAGCCAGAAGCCAAGGTGAGCTGCAACCAGCTTCACGCGGCGTTCGATGTTGCGCGAAGTGTCGTGGCGCCACCACTGGCCTTGAGTGGGGCGGAAGCTGTCGAGGGTGAAGAAGAGAACGGGAGCAGTCATGGTTTCGAAGGAGGACGGGCCTCGCGGCCCTGTACGAAATAGAAATTAGTTCATTTCCAGGAGGCTGTCAAGCCTTGTTGCGTTTCTTCACAAACGCCCTTGGCATGGTTCATGATCCAGCCCCTGTAATGCGGCGCTGAGCGATCCACGCTGATGAGCCCCTTGACTTCTAGAGCCTCTAGGGCATTGAGATAGAGGGGAAGATTGGAGCCTGCTAGGGGAAGCTTAGGTACAAAGCAGGGAGCGTGCTTGTGGCGTTTCTTATGGGCCAGGAAATAAGAAAACAGATTGCGTTGGTTGATGGAAAGGCCATGAGCTTGCATGGTCATGCTCCTTGGGCGTCGATGCCTTCAACGATGCGGCCTGCATAGTCGCGAACGGCATAGAGGCAGGAGAAGGCTTCATTGCGTTGATCACGGGCCTCATAGTATGCATCAGGCCCTTGGGGGTAAAAGTCGCGGCCATTGAGCGTGGCTTCGCTAAGTGCGTCGATGGCATCCTGCACTGCGTAGTAAAGCTTCTCGTATTCAAGGCGGAGCGTTGTGGCTCCAGTGCCGTTGAGATGGACGGTGGGGATGTGGGGGACGATGGAGGCGGGCATGATCAGGAGATGCGACGGTAAGCGAAGGTGACGTTACGGATGGAGGGGTTGATGTCTTGCCAGGAGGAGAGGTAGTAGGCAGAGGCAGGCACCACCCAGATGCCGAAGTTATTGACAGGCGGGAGGTCGTGGAATTTGGTGAGCAGGGCAGTGGTTTCTTTGGTGCAATGCTCAGCCACAGTGCCGTCTTGGAAATGGAGCATTTCTTTGACGATGAAGCGGCCAGAGGGGCCACTGTGCTGGCTCATATTGATGGAGGTCATGGAAGGAGGGCGTGTACGAAATAGAAATTAGCTGGAAAGCGGGGGCTTGCGCCCCCTTGTTTATAAAACGAAACAATTAGTCCAGGATGGTGGCCTGGATGCCCATGGCCTTGGCTTTCTTCCACAGGGCACGAGCCTGATCCACGTCATCAATGCGGATGCACCACAGATCGCGGCCCCAGTTGTGATAGTTCTGCTTCACGCCATTGATAGTGGAAGAATCGTTAGTCCAGGTGCGGCAACGGAGCGAAGCCTGGTAGAACTTGCCACGAAACATTTCCACATCCAGCACAACGTCTTTATTGGAGCCGATGAAGTCGCGGAGCTGGAGGGTGCCAGTGCCCTGGCAGGCGAAGCAGTCGCCGTTGGCAATGTGGCTGTAGTGGGGAAGCTTGCCGGTGCCGCCGCAATTGGGACATTGGCAGGAGGCGGTGAAGACTTTGGCGGTCATGGCTTGGAGAGCAGTGGGACTCGCGCCCCTCAACGAAACTAAAGTTAGTTCATGACAAAGGGGGCTGTAAAGCCCCCTGACCATCAGCATGGCTTATCAAGCCAGCGCCAAGGCATGAGCGCGGGTGATCGTGGCGCCAGCACTACCCCAGTAGAGGCTTTCCAAGCGCTGGCGAGCGGCTTCCGTAGAATCCTTAGCGCGGCCTGCATCGTGAGTGAAATACTCCGTGATGGCCTGATAGGCGCCCCACATGGTCCCTTCCACACCAGGGATGTTGAAGCCAATACCTTCACCAGCGAATTTGTTGGCCACGCTGTCCCATGCAGCAAGATCTTCCAGCTTCTTGGGGCGGGCGGTGGTGGTGTCGCCACGCTTGTCGTTGGTCATGCCCGCAAGCTGATCAGTAAACACTTCCTCGCAATAGGCCCGGAACTGAGCAGCAGTGCAGGGCTTGCTAGCCATGGCCTTCAGTTCTTCCATGCCGCCGGTGAACTGCTGGCGTTGCATGTCGATGAGCTGAGGAAGCTTGCTGAT